GATTCTAGTGACATTTGTCTCTCCTTATGTTATCGTATGTTATTGTATAAATTATCGTATGCTATATATTCTACATTAGGGTATTCTGCAACCATTTTATTTACTGGACTAACCCACTTAAAGTTCACGATATTATATTCATTAAACAAAGTATTAAGCTGGTTATTCCAATTGATTGGATTAAACCCTTTTGCAGTTTCGGGCAGATAATTAGCACTACCCTTATACACGTTATTTAGTGGTTCTTTGTAGTCACTACTGTCGAACCCCACCATGTATATCTCGTTAGCACCCCCTTGACACGCAAGGTGTAGTGCTGTATTTCCAGCAGACCATTGAGTAGGGTAATCAATAGATTTAACCATATCCTCACCATCAACCCATGTAATGTATATTCCTACATTCATTTCTGCTTTTAATTTTAAATCTTCGTAATCCAAATTTGGATTATCTTTCATAGCTTGTTTTATATTTGCATGAACTGTTTCTGGTTCTTTACCTTGTATCACACAGTTTGTTCTACCATCTCTAGGTGTTTCAAATATTCTCTCTGGTGGATTAGTAGTTTTCATTACATCTACAATACCACTTGTGCCTGGCAATATATCCCAATCAGTAAACCAACAAGTGTTGTTTTTAGCATACCCAGATTGGTATATCTCTTGTTGCATGTTATAGTCTACAGATACAAGATTGTCTACTTGCATATCACGATATACTGCATTACAACCCCACGTTTGAATTTTACTTGGTATACTTGTTGGCCAGACTTTACCCAGTCTAGATTCTCCATTACCATATACTATTACTTTTTTATACACGTTTGGTAAATTTCCTTCTAGGACTATATCCTTGTGGCCACTCTGGTTGTCTACTTGCAAGTTTCTTTACTCTCTCACTCATCTCGTTATATCTAATTGTCAATTCTGAACATTGATGTTCTAATTGATGGATACGAGATTCTTGGTTTTTACACTTATGTTCAAAAAAACCTTCTGAACTGTTGGACATAATTTACTCCTGTTTTATCAATGTTATAAGAACCATCTTACACTTATTTTTGTCGAATGTCAAGAACTTTTTGTAATTTTTTATCATTTTATTTATATTAGGCCAAATGACATCATCACCTAATTTCTTATCCCAATTTTTTGTATATTGTACAAGGTCGTCAAGGATAACCATAGCCTCTATAGATACACGATTACCAAGATATTCTTTTAGAAGTTTTGGGTGTGAACTCTCTGGTATCTCAAAGATACTATTCAGTTCGTTATCTTCTACTAATGGAAGCATTTCTTCTTTAAATGTGTATGTTAAACTCTGCATACGTTTCTTCCATTCCATATAGTTATCGTCACTAAAATCACCTAACCAGCCCTTTTGATTCTTTATGAAGTTTGATAATAGATAATCTTTGACTGTATCTTTATCTTTGTATTTTCTTGATGTTCGTACAAAGAAATGTCTATCGTTACGTTTCCAAAAAGAACTTTTGGTTACTGAGGATTTACCATTATATTTAACAAAGTCATAATCACTCTTTCCAAAATGTGCTTTCAATGCACAATACATTTGATATACTTCAACTGCTTCCATTGTTTATAAATTTCATATAGGTAATTGTGCCATCTTAGGAAGAAAGTTTAAATCTCTTGCGTTGACTTCTATCTTCTCTTTAAGTGCTTTTGTAATAAGACTAGATACTTTGTCTGGTTCGATACCATTATTATAACAATACAATAGTACAGCATCCATGTGTGTTATCTTTTTATCTTTGGCTATATTTTCTATTTCTAAAGAAAACACTTTAGGTGTTTGTACTGGTTCTTTGGGTGTTTGTACTTCTTCTTCTTTCACTTCCATAACTACTCCGTCATAATAAGGGGTTAAGGTGGGGCATTGCACCCCACCAAATGTACTAATTATATTTCAGCACATGCGTAACAGTTAATTTCTAAACCAACAGCTACTTCTTTTACTACAGGTGATTTCCACATTGTAAATCTCCAGTTAAATTGGTGAACTTTCTGTTGCTAGGTAGTTCACCGAAAACCCCGAATGGTTATGCAGCTAGTGCAAAACCCTCATACGCAAAATTATCGTTTGCATTTACTATTTTTGACCTATAAAGCAGTCAACCTACAACTCTCCGTTTTACTATACAATACCAGTCGAACCTATTTCGCCCCCTAAATCGAAGCTATCTAGTTTTGGTGGAGGCGTGGGGTATCGCACCCCAGTCCTGTCTATTCTTCGTTCCACTTCAACAAGTCGTATATTATATATAACATAAAAGTATTATCTTTGTCAATAGTTATTATAGGTTTATTTACACATAATGTAAATAAGTTTGTAATATGTATTTTGGTTTGTTTCTAGGTTTGTTACCTCTATGAGTCCAAGGCCACATGGGTGGAAATAATAAGACACTTCCTTTTTTACATGGTGAACCAAATTCTGGAAAGTCTGTTTCACCAGCCACATTATCATCTAGGTAACAGAATATTGTAAGAAATCTTCTTGCAGACTTATGACTATTTACATCAATGTGATTGAAGAACTCATCTGTACCATTGTCCTCATACTTGTTTATTCGTAAACCTTCCCAAGTCCATTCTTCTGGAAATTGATAATTATCAATCTTACAATCCTTCTTATATCGTTCTACAATATCTTTATATATTGTTGTAATTTTAGATGTGTCATCTTC